TATATTTGGAAATACATGTATAATGTCCCTATTAATTTAAGGGGTAAATTTTTAAATGACCAACAGATTCCTGTAGTTTCCGCATTAACTAATCAATTTTATTCTAATGGTACTGTTGATAGTGTAATTATTAATAATAAAGGTTCTGGGTATACTACAGCAACTATTACAGTTTCAGGTGATGGTTCTCGTGAAGAAGATCCTATTTTTGTAAATGCTGTAACTGTATCTAATGCTGGCACTAATTATACTTCTGCTCCAACAGTAACTTTTAGCGATCCAGTTTCTGATGCGTCATCATTTATTTCTGGGGCAACCGTATTTCTTGGACAAAGAATTTACAATAGTGTATTTGACTTTTATGAAATTACTGCACCAGGAACTTTATCGTCTTCTGAACCTACACATAGACTTGGCATAGTTCAAAATGGCACAGCAGCATTAAAATTTGTTGGTACCAGAGCAAAGGGAACTGCTTCGATGACTGTACCAACTCTTTCAGGAGTTGTTATTGCAGGCACAGCTGGTCAATTTACTTGTACTGCAACTACTTTATCGGTTGGTCATTTAATTGCTATTTCTGGAACATTTGGTGGCACTGGTAGCATTACTGGATACTCAAATCCAACAACATATAAAGTTTCTGCTATTACTGGTTCTGGGTCTTCTGTAACAGGGTTTACTTTAACCACTACTGCTGATGTTGCCATTGTTACTACTGCAGGAACTCCAACTGGCTTAACATATTCTAATACTTCAAGACAGAGTGTTAATACAGTAAGTTTAACTGGTGCAGTCAGAGAGATTAATTTAACCACTGGTGGATCTGGTTATACTACAGCACCAACAATTACATTTTCTGGTGGTGCTGGTTCTGCTGCAGTAGCATCTGCCAAAATGAATGCTATTACTGGTTCTGTTTTATTTGTTAGAGTAACAAATCCAGGTGATAATTATACTAGTGACCCAACAGTAACATTTGGAACTGCATTTCCATTATCCACTGCAGTTTTAGTTGGTGAACAATATTTCGTTTCTAATAGACTTTATACAATTACAGGTGCTGGAACTACTAGTGGAACTGCACCTACACATACATCAGGTTCAGCTTCTAATGGATCTGCTACCGTAGCATATGCTGGAACACCAGCGACTGGTTCAGTTGTTCGTAGATTTGGTGCAGGATATTCAACTGTTCCTACAGTTTCGTTTAGTGGTGGTAGTGGATCTGGTGCAATTGCAGCAGTTAATGTTTCTAAATCAGACGCTAAACTATACCCAATTTTAGATGCTGGACAAATTACTGGTGTTACTGTTGAGAATAGTGGGATTGGTTATAGTACAGCAACTATAGCTGTTTCTGGAGATGGAACTGGAGCTAGTTTATCCGCAGATTTAAATGTGGGTAACATTGCATCATTACAAGCCAATAATGAAATTTTAACTACAGCTGGAACTATTAATGCAATTAAATTAATCTCTGGTGGATATGGTTATGGTGTTGCCACAATTGCCATACAAGGCGACGGAACTGGTGCAACTGCCACAGCTACTATTAATACTGCCACAGGTCGTATCACTAAAATTAATATTACAAATCCAGGACAAAATTATACTTTTGCCAACGTGGTAATTACTGGAAATGGTAAAGCTGGTAAAGCCAGAGCAATTATGTCTCCATTTGGTGGACATGGTAAAAATGCTCCAGATGAGTTTTTTGCAAGAACATTAATGTTTTACTCTAATGTTTCCAATGACCTAAATCAAGGACTTGAAGTAAATAACGATTATCGTCAATTAGGAATTATTAAAAACCCAAGAACATATGCAGCAAATACTCGTTTTACAGGAGTGATCGGATCTGCATGTTTCTTAGTACAAGGTGCTATCAATACCTCTTTCTTTCCTAAAGATACAAATATAACTGTTGATAGAGTTATAGGTGGGACTACTTTTGAGAGAAGATATCGTGTTGTTTCCTCTACATCTACAGCAGCATTAATCCAATCTTTAGATAACGATGTTCCTGCAACTAACGACATCTTTACTAATGATGCCACTCAAACATTTACTGCATCTTCAGTATCTAATCCAACAGTGGATAAATATTCTGGTCAGCTAATGTTTATTGATAATAAAGCTGGATTTACTCCATCAGATGAAGAGACTGTTACTCTTAGAACTATTATCAAATTCTAACATAAATATAGAGAACTAACCGAGAGAAGAATAAAGAATGGCTATTAACTTTAATACCGAACCATATTATGACGACTTCGATGAAACTAAAAAATTCTATCGAATTCTTTATCGCCCAGCCTATGCAGTTCAAGCACGAGAACTCACTCAAATGCAGACTATTCTGCAGAATCAAATTTCTCGTTTCGGAGACCATGTATTTAAAGAAGGTGCAATGGTTATTCCTGGACAGGCTGCGATTGATACAAAAATTGGATATGTTAAATTAGAAGCTGCATATGCATCAGTTAATGCAGATACAGTGGTTGAAGAGTTTGTCGGATTAACGATTCAGAACGCAACTGGTCTACAGGCTGAAGTTATTCATTATGTTAAATCTTCTGGTGCAGATCCAGCTACACTTTTTGTTCGTTATAAGAATTCTGGAACTAGCACTACAGAAAAAACATTTGCTGCTGGTGATGTTATTTCTGATGTTGATACTACATATACTGTTCAAGCTGCAGCTTCATCTCCATCTGGTGTAGGTTCTATTGCAACGATTACTCTTGGTGTCTACTATATTAAAGGACATTTTGTCCTTGTAGAACCACAAACTATTGTTCTTGACAAATACACAAATACTCCATCATATCGTATTGGTTTGGTGGCTGAAGAAGAAATTATTACTTCAGAAGAAGACGAAACATTATATGATAATGCTCAAAATTCATTTAACTATGCTGCTCCAGGTGCACATCGATACAGCATAACCACAACATTAACTAAACTAACTGATTCAAGCACTGCTGATACAGATTTTATTGAGTTAATTCGAACAGAAAATGGACAGGTTAAAAAAGAAACTCGTCGTACAGAGTATTCAGTATTAGAACAAACATTTGCTCGTCGTACATATGACGAGTCTGGTAACTATACAGTCAAAAACTTTGAAATTGATGTTCGTGAATATCGTAACAATAATCGTGGAGCATGGTCAGCTAGTCGTGTTTATCTAATAGGCGATGTTGTAACAAATAGTGGAAATACATATGTTGCTAAAAATAGTGGCACATCTGTAGCAACTACTCCACCAACACATACTGCAGGTGCAGTTTTTGATGGTCCAGGTAATACTGGTATTCAGTGGGAATACAATACAACTCCTTACTACAATCGTGGGGTTTATTCTCCAGCAAACGCAGACAATCTTGCAACAAATCAAGCAAATGAGGCAAACCTTGCTATTGGTTTAGAGCCAGGAAAGGCATATGTTCAGGGATATGAAATTGAAAAAACTGCAGCTGAATATGTTACTGTTCCAAAATCTCGTGACTTTGTTCAAGTAGAAAATGCTGTCATTCCAGCAACAGTTGGTAACTATGTTCTTGTAACTAACGTAAATAGTCTACCACCAGTAGATACTTTCGGTGAAGTAACACTCTATGATAGATTAACATCTTCTGTTGGTACTGCTCCTGCGAGTGCCACAGCAGTTGGTACTGCTCGTGTCCGTTTACTAGAATGGCACAATGGAACAATCGGTACACAGACTGCTATTTACAAATTGAGTTTATTTGATATTAAAATGAATGGCACTTTTGACTTTGCTCGTAAAGTAAAATCATTTTTCTTTAATGTATCAAGTGATGCAAATCTTTCTTTCTCTGCAGATATTGAACCTATTTTAACTCGTTTGATTGGTTCTGCCACAGCATCATCTTCTACTACAATTACTGGTACTGGTACTTCTTTCCAAACTGATTTTATTGTTGGAGATGTAGTATCATTTGGTGGAACTAAGCGTCGTATTACAGCGATTGCTTCACAAGTTTCTATGACTGTCGATAGTTCTACTACTATTACTGGTTCTACTATTGACAGAGTTTCTACAACTGTTTATGAACCAGAAAATACATCCCTAATTTTTCCATTACCATACTATGCTATTAAAGGTGTTCGTTCATCTGCGTTGGCCAATGATACAATTTATACAGTATATGAAAAGTTTACTGGAACTGCAACAGTATCTGGCTCCCCAGTTTTAACAGTTTCTACTGCATCTGGTACTTTTGCATCAGCAGCAGAAACAGATAACTATTTTGTTGTTGATAATGATGCCACTGCTGGTGGTGCTATTGTATTACCTACTTCTATTACTCCATCTGGATCATCTGTATCATTTGATCTGGCTAGTGGATTATCTGGTAAAAGTATGATGGTTATTGCAGCTGTTAATAAAAGTGGAGCTACTTTAACAGAAAAAACTAAAACGCTGGTAGCTTCTGCAACAGTAGCATTTACCACTCAAGCGACCGCACAAAATTCTACTCTTTTATTGGGATTTGCTGATGGTTATAGATTAGTATCTGTTAAAATGAAATCAGGAACATTTGCATCTCCAGGTGCAACATATTCTATCGATATTTCAGATCGTTATGATTTTGATAATGGTCAAAGAACTACTCATTATGATCAAGCAAGATTAATTCTTAAAAATTCATATGCTCCTCCAGAAGCACCAATTGAAATAACATTTGATTACTTTACACACTCAACTGGTGATTATTTTACAGTAAATTCATATCCAGCAAATGTAGACTACAAAGCAATTCCATATTATCAAGGAATAGCATTAAGAGATTCTATTGACTTTCGTCCAAGAATAAACGATGCTGGAACTGGGTTTTCATCAACAGGGTCTTCCGTTTCTTTAGTGCCAAAACGTGGTATTGATGTTGTCACAGACTTTACATACTATTTGGCACGCAAATCTAAAATTGCTGTAGATTTGGGTGGCAACTTCTTTAATATTGATGGCATCTCTTCATTAAATCCAGGAGAGCCATTAGATCCTGCACTCGGTTTAGTTTTATATAATTTAAATCTAGAGCCATATACTTTTGGTACAAATAGTAACAATGTTCAAGTTGGTCGTATTGATAATAAACGATACACAATGCGTGATATTGGTAAACTTGAAAAACGAATTGATAATCTAGAATACTATACATCACTATCCTTACTAGAACAACAAACTGAATCTCTTGATATTATTGATTCTAATGGTGATAGTAGATTTAAAAATGGATTTATTGTAGATGGATTCACAGGACATAATACTGGTGATAGCCTTTCACCAGACTATGTATGTTCTATTGATATGGAAAACGCAGAACTTCGTCCTTTCTACACTCAACAAAATATTAATTTACTAGAAAAAAATTCTAGTGATGCTAATCGTCTATCAAGTAATTACAAGTTATATGGTGATGTTATAACCTTACCGCTTGATACAACTACTCCACATGTTAAATTAATAGAACAACCCTACGCTACTCGTTTAGAAAATATTAATCCATTTGCAGTATTTACTTTCTTGGGTGATGTTAAAATTAATCCATCTTCCGATGATTGGTTTGAAGTAGATCGTCGTCCAGATTTAGTTATTGATATTGAAGGTAATTATAGCACAATCAAAAATATTGCTGAGAAAAAAGGTGTTCTTGGAACTGTTTGGAATGCATGGCAAAATACTTGGTCTGGAACAAGTGTAAATACTGGTCGTACTCAATTTACATTTGGATCTAATTGGGCATCTGGTTTTGGTGATGTTCGTTTATCACAAGCAGAAGTTCAAGCTAGATTTGGTATTGCTGAGTGGGGTAATGCTCGCCAGATTACTGTAGAATCTACAGCGACACAAGTTGGTCAATCAAGAACTGGTGTTAAAACATCATTAGTCACAAAAATTGATAGACAAGTAGTTGGAGATCGTGTACTACAAACTGCTGCGATTCCTTACATTAGATCTAGAAATGTTTTAATTCAAGTACAAAAACTAAAACCAAACACTCGTTTTTATCCGTTCTTTGATAATATTGATATTTCTTCTTATGTTACCCCTGCAACTAAAATGGTATACACTCCAGTTGCAGGTACATTTAATACTGATGTCAATGTGGGTGGTTTGGCATCAGGCTCTGCTCGTCGCATTAATGGGGATTCCCAAGTATGTTTAAATCGTGGTGATGTTATTACTGGTGGAACATCTGGTGCGACTGCAGTTGTAGTCGGTAAAGATTTTAATGCAGATACCAATGCGTATGCATTATATGTTGTTAATATTATTGGAACATTTACTAGTACTGAAACCATTACTGGATCTGTTTCTGCAGCCACTGGTACTGTTGGTACAATAACAACTGGTTCTCTTGGTGGTAATTTGGTCACCAACTTTAATGGTGACATACAGTTACTGTTTAACATTCCAAATACCGATGCGTTAAGATTCCGTTGCGGTACTCGTGAATTTAAACTTGTTGATACATCAACAGCTACTGGAGACTTTACTTCTCGTGGTCGTGGAAATTATCGTGCTGAAGGTATTTTAGAAACTCGTCAACAAACAGTTCACTCAGTTCGTAATGCAGAGTTAGTAGAAGAACAACTTTCAGAAAATCAAGTTATTATTCAAACATCAGATCGTATTGTTGCTGATACTGGCTGGTGGGATCCTCTTGCTCAAACATTTTTAATTGAGCAAAAGGGTGGTTGTTTCTTATCTAAAGTAGATATTTTCTTTGCAACTAAAGATACAGCAGTTCCTGTAACTCTAGAAATTCGTGAAGTAGTTAATGGCTATCCAGGAAAACGAGTTCTTCCATTTTCTCGTGTTACACTAAAACCAGAGTATGTAAATATTTCTGAGAATACAGTATTGTTGGATGATGTTGATGTAAACTCATATGATACACCAACTACATTTACATTCCCAAGCCCAGTATATGTTCAAGAGAATACTGAGTACGCTATTGTTCTAGCATCAGACTCTAACAACTATAAAGTTTGGATTTCACAAGTTGGCGATTTAATGCCAGGAACTGCCCGTACTATTTCTGAGCAACCATATCTTGGATCATTATTCAAATCACAAAATGCTTCTACTTGGACAGCAGATCAAACTCAAGACTTGAAGTTTACCATTTATCGTTGTCAATTTGCAACTAATGTGAATTCAAATGTTGAATATGAAAATGATGCATTAACCAAAGTAACATTAACT